AAAAAGACGGAGACACTGGCTGATCGAGGCCAGAAAGAAGAAATGCCGCCATTGCTGCCTGTGGTGCGAATGGTGGCGCATATGCGAGGAGGACAAATGATGGAGGATATGATTGCAATAGAGCTGGCCGTTATTATAGTGGCCATGTTCGCAATCGCAGTCGGATTCGATTGCATAAAAGACGGAATGTGCGATATAGGAGCAGTGATTCATGACATCATCACGGCTCCTGTCCGACATTACAGACAGAAAAAGCTCATAGAACAGATGGAACGGGAATGGGAGAATTACCTGAAGAAGAACAGGGCGAAAATGGTCAAGAATTTGATGAAAGAGCAGCAGAGACATTTTTCCACGAGCATCGGAGAAAAGCACACTGTAGAGGAGTGGGGAAAGGCTCTGGAAGAATTTGCGGAGTATCAATGTCAGCAGGATAAGGAGGAAAGAACATGGCAGGATCATATCATGGACAGGTTCATGAGGAAAATCTGAAAAGACTGGAGGAGTTTCATCAGGTATCAAAGAAAAACAGATACAGAAAGTGCAAAGTGGTTGAAAAAGTAAAGACGTCAAAAGGCGTGAAAGAACTGAGAGCCAAGAGAGCACTATTTCACGGGTGGGATGGAATCAAACAGGTTATAGATGCGTCTCCGATGATCGGAGGACATCCAGGTGGCCAGATAGCATACACAATGGGAATTGTGGAATACATGGACGGAACCGTGGACAGAGTATATCCGGAATACATAAGGTTTCTGGATACTGAGGACTTTGCGGGAGATTGTAACGAGTAGGGAGGAATAAAGATGCCAAACGTGCGACCACTGAACAAAAAGAAATATGGGATAAGCAAACACGCATTCGGAACGGCATACTCATATTGTCTGCAATATCCGGAATGGAGAGAGGAGCTGGGCAGCAGGACATCAACCGTCAAGAGTCCTCAGATAACCGGAATGCCAGGGGCGCACAACGGCAGTGATGCAACAGCCAACCTGGCAGAGCGCAGAGTAGAGTTGCGTGAGAAGATGCATAAAGTTGAGGATACAGTCAGGGATGCAGTAGGGGACAATAAGAGCCTCTATGAGTATCTGCTGGAATATGTGACAACGGAGGGAGCAACGTTTCACTGGATGAAGCAGAAAGGAATACCATGTGAGAGGACATATTTCTATGAGGTCAGAAGATATTTCTATTACCTCATGGCAAAGCGGATCTGAAAGTGCGGTACTCACAGGACAACTTTTATGTTATATTGATAAGGTCCAAAAGATGAGAACCAAGATTCTCAGACATTATCCCTCACAAAGGCTCCGGAAAACCCGGAGCTTTTTTCGTTGGAGGAGACATGACACAAGAACAGATTGATTATGTGAAAAAGTGCATCAGAGAGGACATTCACAGATTCTACGTGTGGGGACCGTGGAAGAAAGTACGCAGAGAGGTTCTGCAGATGGATCATGGAGAGTGCCAGAGATGCAAGGCAAAGAAGATATACACGAAAGCTACGACAGTGCATCATGTGAACTATGTCAAGAAACATCCGGACATGGCTCTGGAGATATGGTATGAGTGGCATGGTGTACGAAAAAGGAACCTGGTCAGTCTGTGCCACGACTGCCATGAGGCAGTGCATGGATACAGGAAACCAGAGAAGAAAGAAACTCTGACAGAGGAAAGGTGGGATTGATATGGCAAGGACAAGCGATACAGCAGATTATATGGTCACACAATGCCAGGCGTGCGGAATGCTGAATGTGATACCGAGAGAGTATCCAGACGGTCGAGTGTGCGCGGATTGTTCCGGAGGGCCATTGATGCCGATAGGATACGCAATACTGCAGGAGAGACCAACGAACAGAATCACGGTGCAGGTAGATGTGGAACGTGACCAGTTAGACAGATTGATTGAGGATGTGGCAGCAGTCAATGATACTGTGGACGGAATCATTCAGAAGATAGGAAAAATAAAAGAGGGATAACATGAAGCAGGAACAGATTATCAAATGCGGAGGACAAAAGATAAAGGTATTCAACTGTGATCCGGAAAAGAATACGCAATGTGACAAAGAGTTCTGTATGCATAATATAAATGCAATAGACGGGCTGTGCAATCACACAACGAATCCGGATTTTGCTCTGGAAATTGGACAGAAAGCACAGAAAAAAGCGTATACCCCCGGTCGAAAAAATTAGCGTTTTAATTTCGACCACGGAGACCGGTGGGTGGCCTCGACAACGCCGAGAAAGTTCGCACATGATAAAAAAATAAAAAATAGGGGGTGGGAATATGGCGCAAAAAAAATCGGATATATTAGAAAGTTTAATTTCTCAGCTTGAGAAAAAACAGGCTGATATTTCATGTTTTTTGGACCTCATAGATGACTATATGGCCCTCTACGATATCAAGAAAAAGCTAAAAACAGACATAAAAAAGAGAGGAGTATCCTATGAGGCACAATCTGCATCCGGCAAGGCCACCATCATAAAACAAAATCAATCCGTCAAAGATCTGGTGGCCGTAAATAAGCAAATGCTTATGATATTGGACAAGCTGGGTCTGACCACGGAGAAAACCATAAGGGATGACGATGATGACAAACTGTGATCCACGAATAGAAGCCTACATGGAGGCAGTGGAGACAGGAAAAGTGGAGGCGTCCAAAGATGTCAAGGCACTGATGAAACATGTCAGAAAATGTTTTGAGACGGAGGACATCTATGTGGACCAGCAGCAGCTGACGGACTACCTGGGACTGGCACGATATTTCCCGTATGATGAGGTTTTTCCGTGGCAGCAGTTCGTGATTGGACTGCATGACTGCACGTACTGGCGGGAGAATGGACGACCAAGGTGGCCGGATCTGTTCTGCCTGATTGGGCGAGGTGCGGGAAAAGACGGAACAATAGCGCTGGAATCAACGGCACTGGCATCCGAATACAACGGAATCAGAGAATATGACGTTGATATCTGTGCGAACAATGAGGACCAGGCTCTCCGGCCGGTGCAGGATATCGTTGGAGCATTCGAGCAGCCTAAGTGGCTCAAAAAGCTCCAGCGATTTTTTAAGTGGACAAGGGAGAAAGTGGTCTGCAAGAGCACAAGGTCAACGATAAAGGGACATACAAACAATCCGGGCGGAAAAGATGGTCTCCGCTCCGGAATGGTAGTGCTCAATGAGATTCATCAGTATCAAGACTATAAGAATATCAATGTATTTACGACCGGCCTGGGAAAGAAGAAACACCCACGCCGGTCATATTACACTACCCAGGGGGATGTCAGGGAGGGACCGCGGGATGATCTGCTGGAGACAGCAGAGGGAATCCTGTTCGGAGGAGAACCAGACAACGGCCTACTACCGTTTATCTGCCGGTTGGACAGCAAGGCAGAGGTACACGATGAGAAGAACTGGGAAAAGGCTAACCCATCATTGAGATACCTGCCGGATCTCATGGAGGAGATCCGGAAAGAATACAGAGACTGGTTGAAACGGCCTGAGAAGTTCACGGCATTCATGACCAAGAGAATGAACCTCCCAGACGGTTCCAGCGAGATCAAAGTGTGTGCTTATGAAAGAATCAAAGCCACTAACAGACCTGTACCGGTAGATGATCTGGTGGGAAGAATGTGCACCTGTGGCATCGACTTCTCAAAAGTCACTGATATGATTTCCGTCAATCTCCATTTCAGAGACGTGGATACCAGGTATGATCTAAACCATTCCTGGCTCTGCCTGCAGTCAAAAGACTTGCCAAGAATAAAGGCACCATGGAAAGAATGGGCGGATCAGGGACATATCACACTGGTTGATGATGTGGAAATCCACCCGGAGCTGATCGTGGACTATATTGCAACTCAGATGGAATACTATTCGATCAAGAAAATGGCAATAGATGATTTCCGTTATGCTCTGGTGGCCAAGTATCTGCAGAACATTGGTTTTGATGCAAAAGTGTACAAAAACCTAAAACTGGTAAGACCGTCAGACATCATGAAAGTTGCGCCGGTTATAGACAGCTGTTTTGCAAATGACTATTTCGTGTGGGGAGATAACCCGGTGTTGCGTTGGGCAACAAATAACACAAAGATGGTCAGATACGGCCGGAAACCGGGAAAGGAAGATGATGCCGATATTGGAAACTTTGTATATGCAAAGATTGAGGCAAAGTCAAGAAAGACAGACCCGTTTATGGCATTGGCCGCATCTATGACGGTAGAGGATGACCTGCCGTATGCTCAGAGCGTAAGCGCGCCGGATCTGGGCGTATTCACATATTAGCGCAGAAAGGAGGAAACTGACATGGGATTAAGTCTCAGAAAGCTATTCAAGGCAAGAGAAAAACCGGGAGAAGATGTGCAGCGGGTATCATCTGTGGAAATTGCAGATCAGCAGGTCCGTGATGCAGTAACAGAAATCTGTCTGAGAGAGCTGGCGTTCTGGACTTGTGTAGGAAAGATTGCCAACGCTCTGACAAAATGTGAATTTCGCACGTTTTACGAGGGAGAGGAACTGTTCAAAGATGAATATTATCTCTGGAACTACGAACCGAACCGCAACCAGAACAAAGCAGAATTTCTATCAAAGGCCATGGAGCAGTTATTCCGGAACAATGAGCTTTTGATAGTAGAGAGCTATGACGGACAGCTCCTGGTGGCTGATGATTTTTCCGTGACGAAAAATGCACTGTATGGAGACACTTATACCAATGTGCAGGTGGATGATTACACATTTTCGCGGTCGTTCCGAAGTTCAGACGTGCTTCACTGGACACTCAACAACAAGAACGTAAACCGGATCATACAGAACCTGTATGACTCATACAGCAAGCTGATTGATTATTCTGCAAAATCGTATCTCAAAAGCAGAGGCAGCAGAGGAACCCTGAACATTTCGGCAATGGCTCAGAGTGATAAATTGTTCAATGAGAAACTGGAAAAGCTCATGAATGAGTATTTTAAGTCATTCTTTGAAAGCCCAAACGCTGTCCTGCCACTGTTCGAGGGATATTCATACACAGACATTGGCTCAAAGACTTACAGTGAGGGAACCAGCCGGGATATCAAAAGCCAGTATGATGATATTTTTGATTTCACGGCCAGAGGATTCTCCATGCCGCCTACACTGGCCAAGGGAGACGTGCAGGACACAGAGAAAGCAGTGGACGAGATGCTGACGTTTTGTCTGGACCCGCTTGCACAGATGCTTATGCAGGAGATTAACCGCAAGAGGATTGGAAAAAACGGGATACAGAAAGGGACAAAGCTGCAGATCGACACCATGAGAGTCAAACATATTGATATGTTCGACATTGCAACATCAGCAGACAAGCTCATCAGCTCCGGAATCTATACAGTGAATATGATTCTGAGAGCACTGGGAGAGATTCCGATAGATGAGGACTGGGCAGACCAGCATTTCATCACGAAAAACTACTCAACTATCCAGGAAATCCTGGAAGAACAGCAGAAAGGAGGTGGGAAGAATGCCAAGACAGGATAAAGTATTTGTATGTTTTCAGAAAGCAGAGGACGATACTCACAAATTATACATCTATGACGATGTGACAGCATACGGCACATTTAACTGGAGCACATGGAGCTATGAGGAATCGGAGACATCTGCAAAGTATTTCCAGGAGCAGCTTGCAGCCATTCCTGATACAGCAACCATTGAGCTGCATATCAACTCAAACGGAGGATCTGTCAAAGAGGGCGTGGCGATCTATAGCCAGCTGAAACAGAAGAACTGCAAAAAGGTTGGATATGTGGATGGAGTTGCCTACAGCGTAGCGTTCCTGATCCTGCAGGCGTGTGATGAGCGCGTCATGGGACTGGGAACATCTGCATTGATTCACAATATGTGGATGAGTGTGGATGGAAACGCCAAAGAACTCAGAAAAGCAGCAGATGATCTGGATACGCTCATGGAGTCAAACAGACAGATCTTTCTGGAAAAATCAAACCTGGAAGAACAGCAGCTCATTGACATGATGGAGGCAGAAACATTCCTAACACCGGAGAAAGCTCTGGAATACGGCCTCATTGACCGGGTAGACAGCTACCAGGCTGATGATAAGGATGTACAGCAGAGACTGATGAGCCGCGTGCAGCAGCTGTCCGGTGTGATTGCACAGCAGAAATCATTCCGGGAACAGTTGGAGTCTATGCGGCAGCAGGGAGGAGAACCAAAACATCCGGTACCGACTCCAAAACCAGAGCCGGAAGAAAAGAAACTCACAAACCAGTTAGCAAAATTATTCCAAAATATGTAAAGGAGAACTGATATGAAGAATAAAGACGTATTAGCAATGGAAAAGGCCAAGATTGTTGAAAAAATGAATCAGGCCATAAAAGATGACGATGCAAAAGCATTCAGTGAGGCGTTCACTGAGCTGTGCCAGAAGATTGAGGACAATGTTCTGGAGCAGGCAAAAGAGATGCTGGTGGAGCAGGATGCAACAATCCTGGCACAGAGAGGTGTACGCCAGCTGACATCCAAGGAAAAACAGTATTACGAGAAAATCATTGAGGCTATGAGATCCACAGATCCGAAACAGGCTCTCAATGACGTTGAGGTGGTTATGCCGGAAACAATCATTGATTCTGTCTTTGATGAACTCCAGACAAACCACCCGCTCCTGTCCAAGCTGAACGCAACCACAGTGACAGGTCTGACAAGAATGATGATGAATACAAACGGCGAGCAGAAAGCAGCATGGGGCAAGCTGACAGCCAAGATCATCGAGGAGCTGACCTCTGGATTCAAAGAGGTAGATGTAACACAGGAAAAACTGAGCGCATTCCTGCCGGTTTCCAAGGCTATGCTGGATTTAGGACCGACATGGTTGGATACATACGTGCGTCAGGTGCTCTATGAGGCACTGGCAAACGGGCTGGAGTACGGTATTGTACAGGGAACTGGAAAAGATGAGCCAATCGGTATGATGAAACAGGTCGGAGAGGGCGTTGTTGTGACAGGCGGAAAATATCCGGACAAAAACGCTATCAAAATGACTGCACTGGACATGACACAGATGGGAAATGTTACAGCAATCATGGCCAGAAACGACAAAGGACAGGCAAGAACTGTCACAAGCCTCATTTTGTTGGTTAATCCGGTGGATTATTTCCGCAGAGTGCTCCCGGCCACAAGGATGCTGACTCCGGATGGAATCTATGCATCTGTGCTCCCGGTGGACGCTGAAATCATTCAGAGTGCAGCTGTTCCGGAGGGAAAGGCAGTATATGGAATGGCAACCAAGTATTTCCTGGGCGTTGGAATGGCTAAAAATGGAAAAATTGAATATTCTGACGAATACAGATTCCTGGAAGATGAGAGAGTATATCTCATCAAGCTGTATGCTCATGGTTTCGCACTGGATAACAATGCTTTCCAGGTTCTGGATATCAAGGATCTCCAGCCGTTACGTTTTAAGGTTGTAAGCGAGACAGAAAAAGCAAAGACAGATGATGCAACACTGGCAGATTTGAAAGTTGGTGCACTGAAACTGTCTCCGACATTTGCAGCAGGAACCACAGAATACACAGCAACCACACAGAATGCGTCCAACACAATCACAGCGGTACCGGCAAGTTCCACAGCGGAAATTGAGATCACGGTGGGAGATATGAAAGTGACAAATGGAGCAGCAGCAAACTGGTCCGAGGGTTCCAATACTGTGACTGTAAAAGTGACTGACGGAGCACAGACAAAGAGCTACAAAGTAACAGTGACAAAGGAGTAAATGAATTATGGCAGACGATAAAGACAACAAGCTCCTAAACGAGATCAAAAATTATCTGGAGATAACCTGGGATGATTCTCTGGGAGATGAGAAGATCAGGGGCATGGTCAAAAGAGGAATGGCTGCCATAAGCGGAAAAATAGGGGAGTGCAATTTCTACGAGGAAACTCAGGAAAAAGCACTCCTTTTTGATTATGTCATGTATGCCAGAGCGGGGGAGATACCACAGTTCTGGCAGAATTACAGAGATGAGATCATTTCTCTGCAGATAGACAGAAAGGTGGACGGATATGCCGCGGATCAGTAGTAAGCATTTTGAAAATTTTGGAGATGGCCTCCTGACGATCTGTGAAGCGGACGAACGAAGCCTGACCAGAACAAAGCTGGAGCATATACGTTTTGGAAACAGGACGGTAGGTGTAACAAGATACTGGCAGGCACAAACGGCCGGAAACCAGGTGGATAAGCTCCTGGCAATTCCATTGGAGGTACTGGATGCGGAGCAGATCGAGGTCAACGATGTGATTATTCTGGAAAATGAGACGGACTGGTTATGGGACAATATGACATTTGATGAGTCAGAGATGAAAGACAGAGCCGGGCATTATCAGATCAAGCAGGTACAACCGAAGTATGACACGAAACCACCGGCGTTGTATTTATCACTGGAAAAGCTGGTGCACCCGTTCAAAGATGGGAGGGATTCTGGTGGCTATTAAAATCGGAGATTTGGCCAAGACAGTCATGAAAGAGCTGGATGATTATGGCGTGGCAGTCGGCCTGGAAGTCGAGAAAGTGTCCAAGGAAGTTGCCGAGGATACGGCAAAAATACTGAATAAAACATCCCCAAAGCTGACAGGAGACTATGCGGCATCATGGACCTATGGGACGGGAGAGACCAAAAGAACAAAACATACAATGGTTGTCCATGCGGATAAACCGGAATATGCTCTGACGCATCTGCTGGAGAAAGGACACCAGAAACGGGGCGGTGGAAGAACCAAGGCCATAGTGCATATTGCACCTGCAGAGGAGGCAGCAGTAGATGAGCTGGAAAAGGAGCTGAGGACGAGATTATGACCAAAGATCAAATTGAACAGATGCTGGGAGAAATGGGAATCCCGTTCAGATATCATCATTTCACACAGAAAGAGATGCAGGACATCCCGCTCCCTATTGCTGTATGGCTGACACCGGGAACAGATAATTTTTTCGCAGATGGCAAGACATACAAAAAGATCACGAAACTGGATATTGAACTCTACACAGATGACAAAGACTGGGAGCTGGAGAAAAAGCTGGAGGAAGTCCTGGACAAATATGGCATTGCCTGGGAACAGACGGCATCTGAATGGCTGGAGTCGGAGAAAATGTGGGAGTCATTATATGAAATGGAGGTATAGAAAATGACTGGAGCAGAGAACAAAGTCAAGTACAACATTAAAAACGTTCATGTGGCCAAGCAGACAGAAAAGACCACAGAGGGAGCTACTACATACACGTATGATACTCCGAAAAGTATTCCTGGAGCGGTCAGCATCAGCCTGGACGCACAGGGAGAGATTTCCAAGTTCTATGCGGACGGAATTGCGTACTATGTGACAAGCGCAAACAACGGATATGAGGGAGATCTGGAAATGGCACTCATTCCGAGCTGGTTCCGCGTGGAAATTCTCAATGAAGAACAGGACAAAAATGGTGTTCTGGCGGAAAATGCAGACAAAACAACGAATCAGTTCGCTCTGCTGTTTGAATTTGACGGAGATGTGAAAGCAATCCGCAGATGCTTATACAACTGCACATGCACAAGACCGTCTATTGCATCAGAAACAAAAGAGGAGACAGTAGACCCTGGAACAGAGACACTGACAATCACAAATAGTCCGAGAAAAGACGGTCTGGTAAAAGTACAGACAGGACCGGACACAGCAGATGGAACATATACAGGTTGGTACAACAAAGTATATGAGCCGGTTGCCGCGACAAGCGAGGTGGCACAGGCAGCTGAAACAAAGAAATAGGAGGGATAGATTATGCTGAGAAAAAAGGTGGAAATTGATGGCAGAGAGGTGGAGTTCAAGGCGTCAGCAGCGGTGCCGAGAATCTACCGGATGAAATTCCGCAGAGATCTTTTCGTGGATTTGCAGAAAATTGCAAAGTCTGTGAAAAAGAAAGGCAAAAAAGAGGATAAGGAGTCAAGTGAGATTCCGATTGAGGACCTGGAAATGTTTGAAAATATCGCGTATGTCATGGCACAGCACGCGGATCCGGAGAATGTGCCGCCGGACATTATGGACTGGCTGGAGCAGTTCAACACATTCTCTATTTACCAGATCCTGCCTGCCATTCTGGAACTCTGGAATATGAATGAGGAGACGAAAAGTCAGGCAAAAAAAACTTAGACCGAGTAGCCGGGAGTTAAATACTCCACTGTTCCTCCTGAGATGCTGTCAGGTCGGAATCTCTATCCGGGATCTTGATCTGCTAACGGTCGGAATGGTCATGGATATGTTTACTGAGCAACAGAATGATTCATACAAATATCCGAAGATGGCAACACAGGAGGATTTTGACAAGTTCTAAGGAGGTGGAACAGGATGGCGGCAGGCCGGAATATCAAAGGAATAACGATTGAAATCGGCGGAGATACCACAGGCCTGCAGAAAGCCCTAAGCGGTGTAAACGACAAGCTGAAAAATACTCAGGCACAGCTGAAAGACGTGAACACTCTGCTGAAATTAGATCCATCAAATACGGTGCTGGTAGCGCAAAAACAGGAATTACTGAAAAATGCGATAGCAGACACAGCAAGCAAATTGGACACGCTGGAGGCGGCACAGAAAGATGTGACAGCAGCTCTGGAGGCCGGAAAGATTGGCCAGGAGGAGTACATGGCTTTCCAGCGAGAAGTTGAGGCAACCAAGGCAACATTGAGCCGGTATCAGTCAGAACTGGACGGATTAAATACCGAACAGGACAGACTGGCTACGAACACCGAACGCCTCAGCAAATTATTTGACGCTCTGGGAGCGGACGTGGATGATTATGCGGACGTCCTGGGCAGTAAGCTGGTAACAGCAATCAAAAACGGATCTGCATCATCAGATCAGTTGAAACTGGCCATTGAAAAGATTGGAAGATCAGCCACAGACGGGAAAGCTGACATCAAACAGATGACAGATGCACTGGATACGGTTGACGATGGACAGGCAATCAGGAACCTCATCCAGGATCTGAAAGAAGCGGGAGCACAGGCAGACGATACAGCGGAACAGCTGGACGAGATGGGAAAAACACTCACAGCAGGCACGCTGATGGAGGCAGCCGATCAGATTTCTGGACTAGGGGATAAAATAACAGAATTAGGAGACAACGCAAAGGACGCTTTTCTGGAGACACAAGATGCCACAGTAAAAGCGTCCACTTATTTTGGAGAAACCGGGAAAGCGGCTGAGGAAACAGCCGGAGTCATCAAGGACGTATATGCCGAGGGAGTGGGAGACTCCATGGACTCTGTATCAAATGCAGTCATAACGGTCAAAAAGAATCTGAAAGATCTGGACGAGACCACGCTGACACATCTGACAGAGCAGGCGATCACACTGGATGAGCTGTATGGAATTGACATGAATGAGACTCTCCGAGGTGTCAACAGCCTCATGGAGCAGTACGGACTCACGGCACAGCAGGCCATGGACTATATCGTAAAGGGTACACAGAATGGTCTGGATAAGACAAACGAGCTGGGGGATAACCTCTCAGAGTATTCTGGAAAGTTCGCTCAGGCCGGTTATTCCGCTCAGGAGTATTTCCAACTATTGCAGAACGGACTGGACAATGGAGCGTATAACCTGGACAAGGTAAACGATGCCATTAACGAAGTCACGACCAGACTGGTTGATGGAACAATAGCAGATTCCCTGAGTAAAATTGATGAAAAGACCGGGGAGGTACAGGCCGGAACCGGAGGCTGGAGCAAAGAGGTTGAGGATGTATTCAAACAGTGGCAGCAGGGCGGAGCTACACAGAAAGATGTCATTGATGCTATTGTAACGGATATCCAAAACACAGAGAACCAGCAGGACAAACTGAACAAAGCAGCGCTGGCATTCGGTACAATGGCCGAGGACGGAAATGCGAAGTTTATCGAATCACTCACATCTGTGGGAAATACCTATGATGATGTGGCCGGATCAGCAGAGAATATGTTCGATCAGTCCACGACAGACTCACAGACGTTTGAGGCGAGCATGAGACAGCTGGAGCAGAGCCTGGTCCCTCTGGGAGAGGCACTGATGAACCTGGCAAACAATATCATACCGCCGATTGCCTCCGGAATAAAAACGATAGGAGAGTTTTTCGGGAAATTACCAGAACCGGTACAAAATTTTGTGGTTATACTGGGGGCTGTGATTGCCGCCTTTACCACTTTAGCCCCTGCCATATTGGCCGTGATAAACATTGTAAATATGTTAGGCGTGGCAACACTGGGGCCGATCATCGGAATCATTGCTGGTGTAGCTGCAGCAATTACTGCAATTATAGCCATTGTGAAAAACTGGGGCGCTATATCGGAGTGGTTCGGAGATTTATGGGTAAAAGTGAAAGAAAAATGCTCCCAGGTGTGGGAGTCAATCTGCTCATTCTTTACCGAAACGATACCGCAGGCATGGGACAGCCTGGTGGCAAAATTCCAAAGTATCCCGGAATGGTGGTCAGGAATCTGGCAACAGGTCGGAGATTTCTTTTCTCAGATCTGGCAGTCAATCTGTTCATTCTTTACGGATACAATACCGCAGGCATGGCAGAACGTGGTTTCATGGTTCCAGGGCATCCCGGAATGGTGGTCAGGAATCTGGCAGCAGGTGGCTGATTTCTTCTCAGGAATCTGGCAGTCCATGATGGAAAATCCTGTGCTGTCATCAATCGTAACAACCATACAGGAATTGTGGCAGAATGCAGTCACTACACTGCAGGGCATCTGGTCCGGTCTGACGGAGATTGCATCAGGAGCCTGGGAGTTGCTGAAAAATACGATACTTGCACCGGTGCTTTTGTTGATCGACCTGGTAACGGGAGATTTCACTCAGTTGGCGTCCGATGCACAAAATATCTGGCAGAATATCCAGGACGCTGCATCACAGATCTGGTCTGGAATACAGCAGGTGGTCACATCATTTGCAGAGGGATTGGTCACTCATGTGGTCACTCTGGTTACAGGATTTATGGACACCTTGTCAAGTTTGTGGGACATGATAAAGCAGACGGCGCTCAATACCTGGGAAAATTTGAAAAATTCTGTGGTTCAAACAGCAACAAATTTGAAAGATTCTGCAATCCAGGCGCTCCAGAACCTGAAAGAATCTGCATACCAGAAGTGGCAGGAAATGAAGCAGAACGCACACGACAGCTGGGAGAATTTAAAGAGCAGTGTGGTTCAAACCGCACAAAATCTGAAAGAGTCAGCGGTGCAGGCGTTCCACAACATGGTTTCCGGAATCGGAAACGCACTGAGCAGTCTGGGATCAACCGTCTCAAACGGATTTCAGTCAGCAATCAGCTTTATCACATCACTGCCAAGCCAGGCGGTACAGTGGGGACGAGATTTCATAGACGGAATAGTATCCGGAATCAGGAACGCTATTGGCAGAGTCAGAGATGCTGTGTCAGACGTGGCATCTACAATCCGATCATTTCTGCATTTCTCAGTGCCTGATGAGGGACCACTGACAGAGTATGAGTCCTGGATGCCAGACTTTATGCAGGGATTAGCTAAGGGCATCGAAAAGAGTAAATCAGTGGTGGCTGATGCAATCGAGGGCGTGAGCAAAGACATGACCATCAATGCAAATGCAATGATGGACCAGAGCAACGCGAAACAGACAAACGCCATCATGAATATCACATCATTGCTGGCTCAGTATCTGCCATACCTGGCCAAGAGCTTAAACATCGAATGGGATACCGGAGGTGTAGCAGCGAAACTGGCAAGAGATATGGATAGAGAGCTGGGTATCCTGGCAGAGGAGGGAGGATTCCTATAATGGACGCAATTACAAACGGAGCCACGATTGAGATCGTGGCCACCGGCGAAAGATTCCACACTCTGAATGACTGGGGACTGGCAATAGGAAACAATGATTATATTGGAGATGTGGAACAGGAAAACTATTATGTGGACGTGCCTGGAGCGGATGGCTTTCTGGATTTCTCAGAAGCCATCACGGGCCGCCGCATATTCAAAAACCGTCCGATCAGCATCGAGCTGGGCGGTAAGAAACCAAGAGACAACTGGGATATTTTTATCTCAGACCTTAGAAACCTTGTAGAGGGCAGAGAAATCAAGGTCATTTTCGACAATGACTCTGGGTTCTACTGGACAGGCAGAGCATCTATCCAGGGATACGACAGAAACAGGGAGATAGGCACATTCACATTGGCCATTCCGAAAGCTGACCCATACAAGTACAATGTCGCGGATTCTACAGAGGACTGGTTGTGGGATTCGTTTGATTTTGAGACTGGGATCATAGACGAGGGTACAGAAATCACGGTAAGGACCGGAGAGACAAAGACGTACACTATCGTTCCGGATCAGATGCCGTTCGTTCCGACCATATACGTGAGCGTTCTGGGATCGGCCGGACTCAAAATGACGGCGAACGGGGAAACCTACACACTGATGAAAGGAAAGAACCGTTTTGCGGATATCACAGTCAATACAGAGGACGTGGTGCTCAGTTTCACTGGAACGGGCACACTCACGATCCGGTACAGGAGGGGGTCACTGTAATTGTATAAAGTTAAAATGGACGGTCAGACCCTCTACTATCCAGGAGATAAAGAGGCGGTACTGACCAATCCAACGCTAAACCTGCAGACGGGATATGCGGGAACCTTTGAGTTTTCGGTACCGCCAAACAACCCACTGTATGACAAGATCAAGAACCGGAGCAGCATGGTCAGTGTGTTCCGGGATACAACAGAATTGTTCTATGGAGAGGTCCGGAAACAGCCGAAAGTAGACCGTTACAGAAACAAAAATGTCTATTGCGCCGGCGCAATGAGTTTCCTGGCGGACTCCATACAGCCGCAGGCTGAGTACCATGATATGACACCACGGCAGATGCTGGAGACGTTTCTGGATATTCACAACAACCAGGTAGAGGATAGAAAAAAGATCTATCTGGGAAAAGTGACCATTACAGATGCAAACGATTCCTTATACAGGTACACCAACTTTGAGAACACGCTGAAAGCGATCAGAGAGAAACTGGTGGAGAAACTGGGAGGATATCTGAAACTCCGGCATGAGAATGACAAGCTATATCTGGACTGGATCACACTGGAAGAATACGGAAAGTATTGCAGCCAGCCGATTGAGTTCGGGCTGAATATGCTGGACTACTCACTGAGCAGAACGGCGGAGAACATTGCCACAGCGTTGATTCCGCTGGGCGCACGTCTGGAGGGAGAGTCAGAGATTGACGCTCTGGAGAAGTATGTGGACATTACCAACGTAAACGGTGGATCAAATTACATTTATAACCAGAGTGCTGTGGAAAACTTTGGGTGGGTGTGGATAACTAACACCTGGCAGGACGTAACAGAACCATCAAACCTGCTCAGAAAAGGAAAAGAGTGGCTGGAGGATAACCAGTTTGAGAATCTGACACTGGAACTGACGGCGGTAGACCTGTCCATGATGGATAGTGACTATGATGCTTTTGAGTGCGGAGACCGGATTCAATGCAGAGCCAAGCCATACGGAATGAACAGAGTTTTTCCGGTCATGGAGATGCAGATTCCTCTGCAGAAACCAGACGGAGCAACACTGACACTGGGAGAGAACAGAAAGCTGACCTATACAGAGCAGCAGAGCAGAATCTATTCCGGAGTCACAGCAACGGCTGAGGAACGCCGGAAAATCCAGAATCAGGAAGTCCGGGCGGCCATTGACAACCTGACAGCAAAGATGACAGGAACGGCCGGAGGATACCACCTGGAAGAATTTGACGAAAATGGACTCTGGCTCAGAGAGCTATACATGGACGCTCCGAGCAAAGAAAAGTCCACAAAGATTCTGCAGATAAACAAGGAGGGCATCGGAGGCAGTCACAACGGATATGCAGGACCGTACACAGTGGGAATGACACTGGACGGCCAGATTATAGGCGAACGGATTACGGCCAACTCTGTCAGCTCAGAAAAGCTGACGGTTGAGTATAAATCCGAACTGGAGGGGAAATTCTCACAGGCCACAAAGAATGCCAATGATTATACAGACAAGCGGGAAACCGCTGTGAAAGAAATTATCACAACTAGCATCAAGTCGATAGAGGACAAGATACAGCTGGCGGTTACGGATCAGAAAAGCATCACGAACCGGTATGATTATATCAAAGGCGGAGACAACCAGAGTCTGGACGTTTCAAAGTTCACGGCATCGACCAATGCCACAGTGGCAAAGAGCACAGCCGGGAATATGAACGCCATCCTGATGACCAAAACAGACGGAAACACAGCATCAATCCAGCAGAGCCTGGGAACATTGCCGGCAGGCACCTATGAGATAGAGGTTAAGGTGTACACGCCTACTGGAAAGAAACCGAGCTATTGTTATTTTGGCTTTTCCGGAAATACAATCTCACAGTACCTGTCAACGGTAAACTGTGATAAATGGTACACACTGAAAAGAACCGTTACCTACACAAGCGCCGGGACAAGATCCTTTTATCTTTCTATTACTGGCTCATCCGGACAGCAGATCTATCTGACGGATATCCGGGTACTGAGAAATGTGAAAGAACTGATTGACGATGTGGACGCAAGAATCACGGTAGAGGCCGGAAAGATCACTCAGCAGGTATCTGAGATGTATGAGAGCAACAGTCATAACTATTGCACAAACGGATCTTTTTCAGATAGCGAAGATAAGTTCACTGGCTGGTACCGGTCTAACAATACACAGGTCACACAGAACACGTTTTCCGGAAAACCATGTGCTCAGATCACGAACACGACTAGCACCTATTATCTACGGCGGTATCAGAAACCGTTCGACAAAAAGGGAAAAGTCAGAGTAAGGTTCAAAGCGGCCTGTGCATCAGGGCAGGAGAAAACAGCCAGAATCAGAGTGACAATAGATGGAACGTCACACTATACAAATGCAGGAGACTTGAGCACATCCTGGAAAACATTTGAATTTGAGAATGATGCAACACCGCCATATTTTTATACATATTTCTACAATAACGTGGCCAATACAACGGTATACATCACAGACGTGGAAATCATGGGATATGCGGCGGCCTATACTGAGTCTCAGTTGAAACTGACAGCCAACGATATCACGGCGGAAGTCACAAGGGCGAAAAAAGCAGAGGATACACTGAAAAGCAGTATCCAGGTCAATGCGGATGCTATCAAGCTGAGAGTGTCAAAAGGAAAAATTTCCTCAGAGATCAGTGCAGAGTCTGGCTCTATTTCAATTAAGTCGAACAGAATCAGCATCAGTTCCACAAACTTTACGCTCACGGCATCTGGATATGTAACCATGAAAGGTGCAAGTTGTCAGGGAAGTTTCGAGGCGAAAAATGGAGACTGGTGGATAAAAATGAGCTATGGAGAAATCACTGGAGGATACAGCGGTTCGACCTATGGATACATTGATTTCAACGGAGCTTACAACAACACAAACGAACACACGTTGAGAATCATGGGGAACACTTGCGTGGATATCAAAGGAAAGCTGTGTACAGCTACCAGCTGGAACGCTGGAACAGTATACACGACTTACACCGGAACGCGCAGAAAAATCACGAATATAAGAGACATCGGAAACGGAGCTATAGAATGGTCGTGGACAGATGAAACCTATAGAAATGGATTATTGATGGGATAGGAGGAGAATCATGAACGTAGGAGCAATTTTGGATAATGTAGCAGGAGAACTGGACGCACAGGTGCTGGCATATATGCAGGAGTACGCAATTCCACCGAGTCTCATGGATAAGGTGCTGGATAGAATCCAGTCACACATGAGGCAGATGAAGTCAGAAGAATACGCCCAGGAATTGATGAAAACACAGATTGATCTGGCGGTAGCCAATACGGAGCAGACCGGCACAGAAGAACAGCAACCAAAATCAGGAACAGAGGTGGATGATATCGAAGATTTCAAGAAAAAAGTTGGAATAAAGGGAGGAGACAAAAATGCAGACATTCTCAGCGAAGAAAAACAACAGAGCAACAATGATAAGACCGTATGAGTTGGCGCTGTATTGCGTCCAAGGATATGATATCTGGCAAGAGACACCGGAAGAAAAAAGGCTTGCGAGACCAGGACATCCGGAGGATCTGGAAACGGTAGCTCTGGAAGATACAGCCCATACGATGAAGTTAGGAGGTTAAACATGGCAGACGTAAGGAAGTACACGGAACAGATTGCCAGCGCCAAGAAAGGAAAGGACGTCAGAGCTGCGATTGTTTCTGCAATCAATGAGGTGTCTGATGAGAATAATACATACAATCAGACAAAGACGGACATCCAGGCGGCACAAAAGTCAATCAATGCAGACGTGACAAAAAACCAGCAGATACAGCAGGCATTTAACAGCAATTTACAGCAGGCAAAGGAAGTCCAGAAAGATCTGGCAGCTAAAATGAACACAGGGACTGCACTGGCAGAAAACCTGGAAAAGAAGAACACAACAGCAACCTCCCTGGACAAGAGCCTGGGAGAAAAAAACACAGCAGCCACAAAGACGGTGCAGACATTGGAGGCAGACATCACGGCGGCTAATACGGCGGCCAAGACGCTGGAGGCAGCTACCGCGGCGGCCAACAAGGCAGCTCAGACATTAGAGGCGGATACCACAGCTGCAGGAAAAGCAAAGCAGAGCATTGAGGCAGATATCACGGCAGCAGGACAGGCAGAAAGAAGTCTGGAGGCAGATGTGACAGCGGCTGGAGAAGCCAAAACAAAACTGGACGCAAGTATCAAAACATCCGGAGAAAACATCACAACCATGCAGAATCTGGTCCAGAATGCTGACCAGATCAAAACAGGACTGGAGGCTGACCTGAACAATGCACAGCAGGCGTCAAAAGATCTGAAACAGAATACAGCAGCCAGCGTCACGAAAATTGAAACAGCTGGCCAGACACAGATTGATCTGATTAAGCAGAACGGAGGGGGCGTTGAAAATGCACTCTCCAATTATTTTGCACTCAGGAGAAACGGAAAGGTATTCACAACAAAAATTTATAAATGGGAGACCTCCACAAGCCCTGTGGGCGTGAAAATGAATGCCAATGAGAATATGGTTGCGGAGCCATCTGTGGGAAGAACAGAGGGCAGAGATGATTATGCTCAGTATGGCCTATTTCATCATTTTACCTGCAATTTTTCTGTAGACGAGAATGGTTTCAACCATGTAGATGCCCTGGAGGGCCAGATTGGATTTACCAAGTACGGCAAGGTACAGGTCGGAGAGGTTACAATGAGCGCCTGGTTCGGCATCGAGGACACTACCGAGGCAGTCCTATATCATTATTCTGACAGCCAGACAGAGCTGACACCATATCCGATGAAAGAATCTGTCAATCCGGACGGAACAATCAGCCCATTCATGATCCATGCCAAGTATGCGGCGGGAGACATTGATGGAGTGCCGTATTCATCAAAAGGCCTGGCACCGGCCAATGGCTGCCAGGCAACACAGGCGAGAAATCCGGTCAGCTACACCGGAATGATAACCTATATGCACAAGCTGGGCGGTCACTATTGCGGCACGACAAGCTGGGATCTGTTCTATAGACAGCTCATGATGATTATTAAATATGCAACCACACACAGCCAGAGCATCATGGCCGGATGTACCTCATACAGCAATCAGAACCAGAACCTGGTAGAAGAAACCGGAGTGATGAGAGTGGTACTAACAAAGGCACAGGCGGCTGGTTATGTGATCGGCTCATATGTTTCCATCGGAGACGTTGGCTCAAACACAAACAAAGACCGGTATTTTTCATATATACACAACAAAGCATACAGTGTCAAAGTCACAAAGATTGAGGACGTGGATGCCAGCAATGCAGCAGTATATGTGGATGCTCCGGAGGCATTCGATACGACATTGACCACATGGATCACAACAATGCCATGGCACAGTGGAGCAACTGATGAGGTGGCCGGCTCAGACGGATCTCCGAACAGCAACACCAATGGGAAAGATCCATACAAGATCCAGGGCATTGAGACCTGTATCGGAGCCTATGAGGTTCTGGGGAATGTGGTCATGGATATTGTTACCGGTGCGGACGGGAATCCGGCAAGAGATGTCTATGTATGCGAGGATGCCAGCACACTGTCCAGCAACATTGCAACGGTGCGGGCAAATTATAAAAAGGCTATCGCACAGGTGGCCTATACAGCAGCATCCTGGAAATATATCACGGAAGAAACAACAGATCAAAACCTGGGTATCATGATTCCTACGAAAGTAGGCGGAGGCTCAACCACTGGATTTGCTGATGCACTGTATACAGATACAGGAACATCTGGACAGAGAGAGTGGCTTGCGCTGGGCGCTTTGGACGGTGGCGCGTATGCTGGCCTCTGGGTTCTGGGTGCGTACAGTGGCTGGTCGCACGCGAACTGGCATATCGTCTCTGGCGTTTCTCCGAATGGCACCAGGGGTGAATGGCAGGCAACAGCCTGACAGAGGGGCTTTCCCCTTAT